TGAAAAAGTGCGATTCAAGAAACAACTTCTACGCGATTCTATTTATATGTATGACACGATGTATGTTGATACTTTTTCTCGTACTAGCGATGGACTCAAACGCGCAATCAATTTGCATCGACACATCGACTCTCTCACAAGCGAATCACTATCTCGTTGAGGGCGCAAAAGCGAGACGCAAAGTTCTCGACTACGAAAAGTTGATTTTACTAGATTCTATTGAAATCGCACAAATCGACTCTATTCGCACAATTCAATCACGAACTATACAAACTCAATCAAAACAAATTGAGTCGCTTAAATCGCACGAGAAGACGCTTAAATCGCAAATCACACTCTTCTCTCTTGTTGCTTTTGTGATTGGTCTCATCTTATGAAGAAAAATAACGTCGTACGAATTGAAAAAAATTGGGAAGAAACGAAAGTACTTCTCATCTCGGACTTGCATTGGGACAACCCAAAATGTGATAGAGCGTTACTCAAGAAACATCTTGACGAAGCATTAAAAGGAAATCACGACGTACTCATCAACGGGGACTTGTTTTGTTTGATGCAAGGTGCTTACGACCCACGGAAATCAAAGAGCGATATTCGCGAAGAACATAACGTCGCAAATTACTTCGACGCTATTATCAACACCGCGGTAGATTGGTTTGCACCTTACGCTCATCTCATCAAGTTTATCGGTTATGGCAACCACGAAACCGCGATTTTGAAGCGTCAAGAGACAGACATCATCGAACGCTTTGTGACTCTTTTGAACTACAAATGTCAATCGAACGTACAAGTAGGTGGATATGGTGGGTGGGTTCGCATTCATTTTGCTGACGGGGCGAATAGTAAGTCATTCAATATCAAATATATGCACGGCTTCGGAGGCGGAGGTGCAGTCACTCGTGGTACAATTCAACACAATCGTATGAGTGTCAACGTCGAGGGCGCGGATGCAATATGGATGGGTCACGTACACGAAGACTACGAGATGACATACACCGTCGAGTTTCTCTCGAATCAAGATACGGTACTACAACGCGATATCTTAATGATTCGCACAAGTGCGTACAAAGAAGAGTATGGTGACGGCTCAAAAGGTTGGCATATCGAGCGAGGCGCATCGCCAAAACCAATAGGTGGTCGTTGGTTGATATTGAAACCCTATCGAGGTAAAAACGAAACACGACAAATTCACGCTTACACACACAAAACGCTATGATAGTTGATGTCTTGATAGTTCACGAAGAGAGAAACGACAACGCGTTTCTAGAGATGGGCGTAGACCCTGAAATCATAGAGTATCTTGAAGAAGGTCTCATCGACTTGCGTCAAGTTGTTGCAATAAGCGCGTATCACGAACACACTCAACTCTTCTTAACTGGCGGTCACTCGTTGATTATTGACGAAGACTTTTATACTTTTGCGTCACGATGGAAAAAGATGCGATAAACCCGAACCACTACAAGACAGGAGATGTCGAAGCAATAGAAGCAATCAAAGCGTCTATGACACAAGAAGCGTTTTACGGATACCTCAAAGGGAATGTCTTGAAATATGTGTGGAGATTCGAGAAAAAGAATCGTCTCGAAGATTTAAAGAAAGCAAATTGGTACTTAACACGACTCACAAATGAATATCAAGCAAATAGCGTTCAAGGGCTTTAACGCACAAGAGACAACGAAGAAACAAATCTACTTGCATCACACGGCAGGTGGTGCAGATGCAACGTCGACTTTTCAGTTTTGGGAATCAGACCCATTGAATGTAGGTACTTGTGTCGCTATCTCTCGTGATGGTCAAATCGTACAAGGGTTTGACTCGAAGTTTTGGGCGTATAACTTAGGTCTCAAGTCGTCGCATTTCTTAGGGTTGCCTTATAAGAATCTAGACAAGTCGTCTATTGGTATCGAAATTTGTAATTGGGGGTACTTGGTTCAAAAAGGTACGAAGTTCTATAACTATGTCGGCAAAGAGGTCAAAGACGTGTGCAAACTTGAGACACCTTACAAGGGCTATCAATACTTTGAGAACTACACAACAAAACAAATCGAAAGCGTGAGAGAGTTGCTCTTGTTATGGCGTGACAAATACGCAATCGACTTGACTTATCACGAAGATATCTGGCAAGTGACGAAGAGAGCATTGAGTGGCAAGAATGGTCTCTATACTCACAACTCTGTACGCAAAGACAAGATAGATGTCTATCCACATCCACAACTTATAGAGATGCTCAATGACCTTTGATGAGTTTTTGAATGGATTAGGTGACCGCGCAGATTCTTTTGTCACCAAAGGTGATAGCGAGTTGAATGAAATCATCGCTACTTTTTGGAACAAAGTAACGGAGCAATTACAAGAGCAACTTGATAAGCCAAAGCGAAGAGGGAAGTTCACATACGACTCGAACGCGAGTGGTAAGTTGAGGCAATCTATCAAACCTCTTGAGACTACAAGAACGCCTACGTCTTTGACAATGCGTCTAGGAATGGAAGACTATGCAGAGTATGTCGACGGAGGTCGTCGTCGAGGCAAACGCCCACCTGTGCAAGCGATAGAGCAATGGCTCATCGACAAAGGTATACAAGTGCGAGCGTCAAAGAACGAAGATTTAGACACCGCTAGACGCAACAAAGCGCAAGCAATAGCAAACGCGATAGGTCGTCGTGGCATTAAACCTACAAAATTCATACGCAACGTATGGAATCAACAACTTCTAGACGGCATTTCGACAGAACTTGCTACCAAACTAGGAGACAGAATCTTCTCGATAGATATAAAATAATTTTCTATTTGCTTTGCATAGTGAAACATTTGTTGTACTTTTGTGACGTATGACAAACATAGAGCAAATTCAAGAAGAGTTAAAACACAAACACTATCACGGTCTTCAAAAGACTATTCACGAGAGAACAGGTCTTTCTCTCCCTACTATTCGTAAGTATTTAAAAGGTGACGTGTATCACCCTACGGCTGTAAAAGTATTCAAGACAGCAAAAGAAATCATTGAACAAATCGAAAACTAATATGAACAAAAGTGAATCTATCAAGAACATTGGGCTTGCGTTGTGCAAGTTTCAAGCAACAATCGGCAAGGTGTCGAAAGAAGCAAACAACCCATTTTTCAAATCAAAGTATGCGTCACTAGCGAACATACTTGACACTATTCAAAAGCCATTGAGTGAGTGCGGTCTAGCGTTCGCTCAACTGCCAGACGATGACGCTTTGACTACTCTCTTAATACATAGCGAGAGTGGTGAGTGGCTTGAAGCGTCGTACAAGATGCCTGTCGCAAAACAAAACGACCCTCAAGCAATGGGAAGCGCAATCACGTACGCACGTCGCTACGCTCTAGGTGCAATCTTAGGTCTCAACATCGACGACGATGACGACGGAGAGAAAGCAATGGGTCGCGCACCTCAAAAAGAAACTCTCACTCCTAAGCATCCTAATTGGGCGAAAGCGTTAGAACACATTCAACGTGGCGGTAAAATTAGCGACATCACTCAAAAGTACACATTGAGCGAAGTTGACTACAAATTGTTGTCTAGTGTAAAATGAATGATTGAGCATGGTTACGACTACACAAAGTGAAGAGCAATGGCTTGAGTTGAGACGAACGCGTTTCACGGCTTCACAAATACACAAATTGATGGGTACTCCGAGAAACAAATCGGAGTACTTGAGCGAGACTGCAAAGACTTTCATCTACGAAAAAGGCGCAGAGATTCTCACAAACCAACGAAACGAAATCTATGGTCGCGCTCTTGATTGGGGCAAAGAACACGAGAAGCAAGCGTATGAAGCGTTTGACCCTTTCAATTCTCTCGCTACTTACTACGGAGGTGAGACTTTCGTCTTCATCGAATATGGTGACTTTGGAGGTTATTCGCCCGACGCTTTAGGTGATGACTTTATCGTTGAGATTAAATGTCCATTCAATAGCGGTATTCATCTACGCAACTTCTCAATCAAAACAAACGAAGACTTGAAGTCTCAACATAGCGAGTACTATTGGCAAGTACAAATGGGTATGATTGCTAGTGCTTGTGAGAATGCGTTCTTTGTTTCGTATGACCCTAGAATGCCAGACTCACACAAGAAGCACGTAGTGAATATCACGCTTGACGACGTAAAAGACTTGATTGATGAGAAGTTATACTACGCAGGTCATATGTTGAGAAATGTCATAGAATTGTAAAAAGACAAAGAGAATAGAAAAAAAGATTTCAAAGTGCTTGCATATATGTTTCGTGATATTATCTTTGCTATATGAAAACGACACAAAATATGGAAAACTTGAAATCATTATTCGTAGAAGTAGTAAAAGCATCTTTATCTCAAAATGCTAAAAACAGCGCTAACATAGTATCAAACACTATTAAGCACTTTGCACAATTAAAAGGATTTAATACAATTTCATTAGAGCAATGGTATTGTATATGTTCATCTAACGGAGTTAAATTTTCTATCTAAAAAAAAATGGGGGTGTAAAAGCCCCCACTATTTACAAGACTATGGCACTAGACATCATATACCCAATCATTCTCGCACCTGCTACGTTTGTAGTAATGTACGCGAGTCACTTATTGACAAAGAAGTCGAAGAAAGAAATCAAAGAAGCGACTCCTTATCAATTC